GGGAGGAATGTCGTGACTTTGCTTGTTATCTGGGTGGTGCAAATCCTGCACTTAATGAAGATCAGATATATTCTGCTAGTCACTATGAAAGAGTTTGCCAAGAATACGGCAATCCCACAGAGATGTTATCTAAGTATGATACAATATTTGTGGACAGTATTACAGTCGCTGGTCGCCTTTGTTTTCAATGGTGTCAAGGTCAGCCAGATTGTAAGACTTCAAGTGGTCGTTTAGATACCCGTGCGGCTTATGGTATGCAGGGTAGAGAGATGATGGCTTGGCTAACCCACCTACAACATATACGTGATAAGAATGTTATATTCGTAGGTATCCTTGATAGTAAGGTAGACGATTATAATCGTACTAATTATGACCTTCAAATAGAAGGTTCTAAGACAGGACGAGAACTACCAGGCATTGTTGATGAGGTGATTACTATGGCTATTATGCCTGGTAGCGAAGACACACCACCTTATCGTGCTTTCGTTTGCCATACTCTTAATGAGTGGGGGTATCCTGCAAAGGATAGGTCGGGTAATCTCGATTTAATTGAAGAACCTAATCTTGGTAAATTGCTTAATAAAATATCTGGCAAAGAGCCAACACAAAAAAGAAATTTAGATTTTAGTTTAAAAGATGAAGGAGGTAAATGATGTCAATAGACTTTAATAACATTGAACCTAATAGTGGTTCATCTGGTGAGTTTGAACTTATTCCAGAAAATACTATTGCAAGAGTTAACTTACAATTAGAGGGTGGTGATATGGAACTACCTGAATTTGGTAGAGGTAACTTTTTTAAAAAATCACAAGGTGGTGGTAGGGCAAAGTGGATGCCTGTCGTATTTACCATTGCAAGTGGTGATTATAATGGTCGTAAGATATGGCACAGAATTTTTGTCGATGGTGACAAGATGAGTGAACGTAATGTTCCTGTTGCTAAAGAGATTGGTTTGCGAACTATGCGATCAATTATAGAAAGTGCTCGTAACATTAATCCTGATGATACAACACCAAACGCACAACAAGCTAGACAGCTTAACAGCATAGAAGATTTAAATAATATGCAGTTGTGTATTAAGATTGGTATTGAGAAAGGAACTAATGGGTATGCAGATCGTAATAGATTGATTGCACCTATAACTCCTAATCAGACAGGATATATTGGTGGCAATAATCCTACACCACCTGTTACACAGGCACAACCTCAACAAAATCAAGTTGAGAACAATGTTCCAGATTGGGCGAAATAATGCACGATGATGACATTGAACTCAGTCCTGACCTGTCTGCGAAAGAATATGCGAGGCGACAGTCGTTGAGGAAAAAGCAGAGAACTCCTCATTCTGTAAACATTACTTTTACAGATGAGGAAAATGAGGAGTTCTTAGATAGGAAAGCTGTATTTGAAGATAACGTAGGTTTCTCTGTATCTAAAGTGCAGTTTTTAAAATCATTAATAAAAAATTATAATAAAAATTAATCAAGAGAAAGGAGGCAATTATGGTCGCTAAAAAAACTACAGTAAATGAAATGGGGTTAAGTATTGATCCATTACAACAGACAGAGGTGTCTTTTAAAATCATAGGTACTGCACCTTTAATTTATAATTCAATGTCTTTGAAAGCACAAAAGACTTTGCTTATGGGTGCAGCGAAGAAGACTGCCGCTGAGAAAAAAGAGATCAAACATAATCCTGAAGAGGAGTTTGTAGATAGTTGTTATATCAATGGAAATAATGGTTCTTATCTTAGTTTCCCGTCTACAGGTATTAAGAGAGGCATGGCAACTGCGGCTCTTGAAACTGCTGGTGTAACAAAAGCTAGTATCAATCGTGGTATTTACGTTGTGGGTGAACATATTAATGTATGGGGTAAACCCTATATGAATATGTCTGTTGTTCGTTCTTCTGATATAAACAGAACACCTGATATTCGCACCCGTGCTAAGTTACCTAATTGGTGTACTGAAGTTACAGTTCGTTATATTAACCCTACATTTAGTCAGCTTGACATTACGGCATTGCTCGTTAATGCAGGCACGTTATGTGGCTTGGGTGATTGGCGAATTGAAAAGGGTGGTCCAATGGGAGGATATAGGATCGTCCAAACAAAAGATGATCAAAAGATTTTTGATCGTCTAGTCAAAGAAGAGGGTGCTACTTGTCAAAAACTTGCTTTAGAAAATCCTGAGATGGAGGCACATGATAATATGAGTCACGATCTTTATGAGGCAATCACACAAGAAAGGCTTAAAAGAGCGGCTGTCATTAAGGAAGTTGCTTAATGTCTAAACCTAAAAGATTTGGCAAAAGAGATCGTCAAGCAATTGTTGATGATTATCTAAATCAAACAGGCAGGAACACTATTGTTCCTGCCGAGTTTCACGAATGGTTGTCTACACAGCCTGACCACCCAATGTATAAAGTGTTAGAATGGGATAATGAAAAAGCTGCGATTAAATATAGAATACAACAAATTCGTCAGTTTTTTTCAGGTTGTAGGATAACTATTCAATACAAAGATGTTCCTTCTCAATCTATTGATGCTACTAATAGTATTGGTATTAGCGAACCAAAGGTATTGAAATTTCCTACGTATATATCTCCCATAGATGGTAGAGCACAGGGTGGTGGTTATCAAAAATTTGACTTGGAAAACCCTGAAATTGTTGCTGAGTTATGTCGTCAAGCCTGTAGAGAACTAAGGGCTTGGGTCAATAGACATGAGGGTATCTGTGTCATAAAAAATGTTGAGATAGATAATCTTAGAGAAGTGGCAGATTCTTTAGAAGAACATGGTGTGGAGAGTGAGGCTGTATAGCCTCACTTTTTTTAAGGCTGTTGTGTCGTGTTGAGGAGGGGTCAGATCAGTTAGGATATGTTGCGTTGGGATATGTTAGGTTACGGCAGTTCAGTAGGGGTTGGGTTTGCTTGGTTCAGTTGGGATCAGTTAAGGCAGTTGAGTTTTGTTAGTCTGTGGTTGGGAGGGGTGCGTTGTGGTGCGATCCGTTTAGGCAGTTATGGTTGAGGTGAGGAGAGTTGCGTTGAGTTACTTTGCGTTTCGGTATGGCAGTTGTGGTCTTGTTAGTTCGAGTTGGTTGCGTTACGGCAGTTGAGGTTTTTTGGGGTTAGGTCCTCTTAGCTCTGGTCCGTTCAGTTGATTTGTGTTGTGTTACGGCAGTTGGGGTGAGGTGCGATATTCTATGTAGGGGTGCGATAAGTTCAGGCAGTTGAGTTGTTGTATGTAGGGGAGAGGTGCTGTTAGTCATGTTTAGGCTGTTGGGGTGCGATATGTTGAGGTTGGCTGAGATAGGATCAGACGGGGTGAGTTAAGGCAGTTGAGGTTGTCTACGTTGAGATGTGCCGTGCTTTGTTTTTATGGGGTAAGGTAAGTAATTTAATTAAGAGAAAGGAGTAAATGTTGTGATACCATTTCCAAATAAAAAATATAAAACAATATATGCTGATCCACCCTGGCTTGAGAGTGGTGGTGGAAAAATAAAGAGAGGTGCAGATAGACATTATTCTTTAATGAAAACACAAGATATAAAAAATTTACCTGTTCAATCTATTGCTGATGATGATTGTTGGTTATTTATGTGGGTTACAAATAATTTTCTTAAAGATGGTTTGGATATTATGGAACATTGGGGTTTCAGATATATTACAAATATTGTGTGGGTGAAAGATAGGTTTGGTATTGGATATTACTTCAGAGGGCAACATGAAATATGTTTGTTTGGAGTGAAGGGGAAACTTAAACCAAAAGTAAAAAATGAAAGCACTGTTGTTTTTGATAAAAGACACAAACATAGTGCAAAACCAAATCAAATGTATTTTAAAATAGAAAATGTATCGCATGAACCAAGAATAGAACTATTTGCTAGGCAGACAGTAGAGGGTTGGGATGCTTGGGGTAATGAAGTATAATGTTACTTAGACCATACCAAGAGATTGCTGTTAATTCGGCTATAGATGCTTTGGATAAGCACGGGAACACTGTTGTTGTTGCACCAACGGGTGCAGGCAAAACAATAATGCTTTCTGCTTTGATCGGTCAACGCTGCCAAACCCGAAGAAATGTTCTGGTTTTGCAGCACAGAGATGAGCTGGTCAATCAAAATATGGATAAGTTTAAACGCATAAACCCCAATATATTGACCAGCATTGTTAATGCTGAAGAGAAAGATTGGAATGGAGATGCTGTATTTTCTATGGTGCAGACATTATCCAGACCGAACAATTTAGATAACATGAAAGCTATGGACATGGTAGTTGTTGATGAAAGCCATCATGTGGTAGCTGATACTTACACTCGGATAATTAATCATGCTAAACAAATTAACGACAAAGTTGAAATCGTTGGGTTTACTGCTACGCCTAATCGTGGGGATAAGAAGGGTTTGCGTGAAGTCTTTAGCAACTGCAGCCACCAAATCGAAATATCAACCCTTATTCGTGAAGGTTTTCTTGTCACCCCAAGAACCTACGTCATTGACGTGGGTGTACGTTCTGAACTTGAGAATGTTCGGAAAACAGTGGTTGATTTTGATATGGATCAAGTAGCTCGTATTATGAACAAGCGAGCTATCAATCAAAGGGTTGTAAGCGAATGGTTAGATAAAGCACATGATAGAAAGACTGTGGTGTTCTGTTCGACAGTCGCACACGCAGAAGATTTATGTCAGGAATTTGTAGAAGAAGGTGTCAATGCAAAGATAGTTACAGGGAACACAGACAAAACTGAAAGACGGGAGATTTTGGAGGATTTGTCAAGTGGGGATACACAGGTCGTAGTCAACGTATCTGTACTAACAGAGGGGTTTGACTCACCTCCTGTATCCTGTATTGTTCTAACTCGTCCTTGTTCATATAAATCAACAATGGTTCAGATGATAGGTCGTGGACTACGAACCATTGATCCAGATGAGTATCCAGATATTGTCAAGACAGATTGTGTTGTTCTTGATTTTGGTACATCTGTTTTGACACATGGCTCACTCGAAGAAGAAGTAAACTTAGAGGGTTCACAGTCAGAGTTAAAAGGTGACGCACCAGAAAAGGTTTGTCCAGAGTGTAACTCTGTCGTTCCTTTGAGTGTTAGAGAATGTCCTATGTGTGGTCACGAGTTTGGCAAAGATGATAACTCACAGTTAGAAGATTTCTCTATGACAGAAGTAGATCTATTAGATAGATCACCTTTCCGTTGGATAGATATATTTGGTACAGGTAAATGTGTCGCAGCGACAGGGTTTAATGGTTTTGCAATGGTTATAGATTTAGATGATTTATCCTGTGGTCTTGTAAAGCGTTCTGGTGGCAGGATAAGAATGATTAGTATAGGAACACGCAAACAAGCTATCGCATCTGCT